GACGGAACAAACCTTGGTATTGGCTTCACAAAGGACGGCGGCAAGTCATGGTCTACCGCCCTTGATTTCAACGGTCTGCACATTAACCAACAGGACGAATACTCCGGCGTGATGCTGACTGCCACAAGCATTGCTTTCCCTGCGGCGGCAGACGGAACGGTAACAGGTGAAAAGATGTTCACGAGCAACGTCGCGGCATACACGGGCAAAGCCTCCGTCGCGCCGACCGTTGCAAGCGTGACGGGTGCTCCAGAAGGTATGACCGTTACCATCGGCACGGCGCTGGAAAGCAAAGAAGTCCCCATCACAATCACCGTAGCCGATGGCGTAACGTTGGGCAACGCAGATTCCCTCAACGGAGTACTCAGCGTGAACGTTACCTCCCCTGTTGTCGTGACTCTTCGCATCAACTGGTGCAAGGTCAACACTGGCGCAAAGGGTGCAGACGGAAAACCGGGCAAAGACGGGACAAATGGCAAGGATGGCACAAACGGTAAGGACGGCACAAATGGCTATAATCAGGCAGTCATCACGCTCTATCAGCGCCTCGCCTCCACCCCTGAACCTCCCACCGCTGTAATAACATACACCTTTGCAACCGGCGAACTGGCGGGAGACATGGGCGGCTGGAGCCGAACCGTCCCAGATGGCGAAAACGCATGTTACACCACATGCGCCGCCGCCATTTCCAAAGAAGCGTCCATCGCCATTCCCGCCTCTACATGGACTACCGCCACTAAGTTGGTGGAAAACGGCACAAACGGTGCGGACGGAAAACCGGGCAAAGACGGGACGGACGGTAAGAACGGTACAGACGGCACGAACGGCTACAATTCCGCCGTCGTTCATCTGTACAAAAGAGCAGAAAGTGCCCCGGACGTACCTGCCAGCGCACTTCTGTACACCTTCGCCACCGCATCCCTGACAGGTACATTGGACGGCTGGACACAATCTTTGCCCGACGCGGACGGCAACCCATGCTGGGTCATCCAATCCCAAGCTGTGGCGCGAACGGCAACCGTATCCGTCTCCGTCTGGGCAGCCCCGATAAAGCTGGTAGAGGACGGCGAGGCAGGTGCAAAAACCTACTATCAGGGCACCCCGCCCACCGACGCAAAGGAGCAGGATCTCTGGATTGATACAGACGACAACTGCAAACTGTACCGATATAACGGGACGGAATGGCAGTCTGTACAGGACATGAACATCCCACAAATCCTTGAACAGCTTATTTCCGTCAACACTACTTTTTCTGTTTTGCAGGATTCCATCGAGAGCAAGGCATCGTCAACCTACGTCACGAATCAGTACGACTCATTGCTTAAAACCTTCAACAGTACGTTAAAGCAAACAGCAGAATCCTTGCAAGCGGAATTTGAAGCGACTGCGCAGAACGCCGCGGGTAGCGTAGACACTAAGTACTCTACACTGATTCGCGCAAGCAACGACGGCGTGGAAATCGGCAAGTCCAACAGTGCTTTCCGTACCCTGCTGACAAACGAACGGCTCTCATTCAGGCAGTACAGCGGCTCGGTTGCAACAGAGGTTGCGTACATCAGCAACAAAAAGCTGTATATCACCGACGCGCAAATCACAAACAGCCTCGCTATCGGCGCGCAGGGCAAGAACACGTTCGTATGGGCAAAAACATCCAACGGTCTTTCCTTGCGCTATGTAAGCGCGGAAAGCTAAGGAGGACAAAGAACTATGCCGTCAGTGGTCTTTTCATCGAGCAGTATTTCCCCGACCAACTCCTACCGAAAACGCGGAAATACTGTAACCGCTTCTTTTTACCAGAGCAGCGGCAGTCTCCCCGGCGCGGGCAGTTCAATTCAAAGTGTGGTCGTGTCGTTCTCCGACATCACGGTTTATTCACAGACAACGGCCGGGTTCTCGACAAACTACTTTGAGGTCAGCCTCGACCTTGACAGCGCAGGTTCGCAGACGCAAGTCGCGTACAGCGTCAGTTCCGCGCTTCTCAATTTCACGGGCGGCAGTATCACCTTTACGGTGTGGGGCGGCGGTAGCAGCACGAGCAACGTCCTAAACGTCCGCACTGGCTGTACAATCACCATCACCATCAACTACTCCGCCGCTTCCAAGTCTACCGGCTACCTCAGCGCGTCCTCCATCGCGCAGGGCAACGCAATCGGACTGACTCTGAACGCTTATGAGGACAGCTATTGCCACATCGTGCGCTGGAGTCGAGACAGCACTCACGCGCAAACGCAGTATCTGGATGCAGGAATAAGCTACACGTCGATGAGCATACTGACGAGCTGGCCGACCGGTACGGCGTATGCACAGCTCGAAACGTACACGGATGACAGCTACTCATCCTGCGTGGGCACAGAAGTCTATTCATTCACCATCACGGTTGACCCTGCGAGCATTGTGCCGACCGCGGGTACGCTGTCAGTTGCTCTGGTACAACCCGCAACTGTCCCGTCAAACTGGGACGTATATGTAAAAGGGTACAGCACTGCCAAGCTGACACTAAGCGGCAGTTCTCCGGGCAGCGGCTCGTCCTACAAGAACATCCTGCTTTCCTGCGGTTCTCAGCAGAAAAGTTCGCAAAGTGAAACAACCTTTACGACGAATGCGCTGATGGAAACCGGGATGCTGACGTGTAAGGCAAAAATTACGAACGCCTACGGCAATGCAGCATCAGCAACGGACAAAACGATCACCGTCTACGACTACTTTTCCCCGATTTTCGCGTCTCTTGCGGCGTACCGATGCACCAGCAACGGCACACCAAGCGACACAGGCGCATACATCAGCGTAAACGCAAGCGTGACAATCGCAAGCGTAAACGGCAAAAACAGTCTTGTAACGCTCCAAGCACAGTATGCTCCTGCCGGGTCCGATACATGGAGCACCGCGCAAGCTATCACCAACGGATCCGCAACCGTCATCGGCGGCAGTATCGGCGGCACGAGTGGCTATCAGGTACGGGTTACGGCAATCGACGGTCTGCAAAATCAATCTGGCAGCTACTCTCAAACGACCGTTACTGCACTAACTTCCGACCATGTTATTTTCTGCATGGACGGCGGGCTGAACGTCAGTGTCGGTATGCAGGGCACGAGACAGCGCGCTGTGCAAATCAACGGTGACTGGGACATCTACCACGGTGCTACCAAGCTCAACGGGACGATTCCCATCAGCCGTGGCGGAACAGGCGGAACGACTGCCGCCGCCGCGCTGTACAATCTGATTAACGCGCTTTCCGCCGTCACGCCCGTTGCGGGAGACAGAATCCCCTTCATGGATGCAGACGGAAAGACAGCGGGCTATGTGACGCTTACGAACCTGCTGACGGCGCTCGGCTTCTCCAATGGCATCCTCCCGCTTGCAAAGGGTGGTACGGGGTCAAGTACCGCCGAAGAAGCCAGAAGCAATCTGGGCATCACACCTGCCAACATAGGCGCGGCGGCAACATCACACTCGCACAGCGGCAATGACATCACATCGGGACAGATTGATTTGGCACTACTGCCGTTCAAGTGCGCATGGGGCACAACATACGTTACGGGGGTTTCATGGGCCTCTGTTTCCTACTCAAGCGGCTCAGGCGCGTCGAGCTTTTCGTCTACGCCTGTTGTCATCGTGTCGTATGGCGACGCGGCTAACGGATCCAGCGCCTACGGTGTAAACGCCCTTAAAACGCAGGCTATCACCGGCAGCAACTTTCAGGTATGTATGTCAGGTGGTTCGGGGTCGGGCAGCCGCGAGGTACACTGGATCGCAATCGGCACATAACGGGAGGTGCGGTGCATCATGGATAAAATCAAGTCTACTGCGCAGGCGGCGGCAGTTGTCCGCGCAATCAAAGACGCTCTGAACCAGCTCATTGTGCAGGGGCGCGATAACTGCTACATCGTCGTGGCGTGCGATAACGATCTTAACGCTCTTGCTGCGTATCTGCATGATGAGATTGACAAGGAGAATATTGTAAGCGGAAAGGAGAACGAAGCGTGAAAGCAGTAAGTGTTGAACCCGTCGCCAGACGAGACGGAAAAACGGTAGTCCGGGCGCTCATTGTGGCGAGCGAAACGCCCGAAACGCTCCCGACGACGGGGCAAGGCATCGAGGGGATGAGCATCGAGCAGGTGTTCGCCCCTTTTTCTATCCTGTACGTTACGGCTGACACGGACGAGAAGGTGTATATCACCAACGAATCCGGCGTGTTCGTACCGCAGTAAGGAGGCGCGCACAATGAGCAAAATTCTGCAACTCGTACTGCCGTTCTGGGTCATGGCCCGGAAATACGCAAAGTCCTACACCGACTCGCGCATGACCGGGCTGGTGGGGCTTGCCTACGGACTGGCCCTTGAAAACGGGGTAATGAAAATGACCGTGTATGACAGTCGTGCCATCACGGCATCCCTCGCAAACGGCACATTCATCCTGAACAACCAGCAGTAAGAACGGAGGGAAAAGAACTATGGCAAATTACGTTGACCGAATCAGCCTGAACGGCAATACTGCGGACATCATCGGCATCTCGAACGATGGCTACTACCCCGGTGTTGACCTGACGGTGAAGCACGCGGAAGAAATCGCGAGCTATGACAACGTGTGGGCGTGGATTAAGGCGCGCATTACGGCGGGTAACTACTCGCAGATCCATGTGGCGGACTACATCCCCTTCACTACTTCCAACAATCGCGTTTTCAATGCGCAGGTCGCGGGTATCAACCCGTATACGGGCTATGGTGCGACGGAACTCGGCAACCACATCGACTTCGTGACCCGTGAGCTGTGGCCGGAGGCGTTCCAGATGAACCTTATCATCATCAACAACGGTACGTCTGAAACGCTGAAAGATCCATGGTGCGCAAGCAACGGCTATCTGTTCGTCAACTCTCTGGCGGGGCAGGTTCCCAACAGCACGACCAAACCGTTTGAAATGGTGGACAAGGACTATACGGCGGACGGTATTTACTACTACCTGCCCGATACACTGAAAAGCGTTATCGCGGACAAGTTGATTTATACGCAGACGCGCTATCACGAGAGCAACGTCCTTTCCACCGACAACGAAAAGCAGTGGACGAACGTAGGTAAGCTGTGGCTTCCCGCTGAGTTTGAAGTCATGGGCGCCAAAATCATGACTACGACGGGGTGGACGGCTGGCAACGAAATCCAGTATCCGCTCTTCGCTCACAACATGAACCGCGTCAAGCGCGTTCAGGGCGGTAACTTGCGGAGCTACTGGTGGTTGGCTTCTGCTTCTGGCGGCACTACCGCCGGCTTCGTGGCTGTCAGCCACAACGGCTGCGCGTACGCCAACAACGCGTCCGGCACGTATCGCGCTCCCATCTGCTTCCGAATTTCCGGCTAATCCGAAACAATCCCGCCACCCCCTTGTGGGTGGCGGGAACGCAGGAGGATGCCGAAAAAATGACGCTTAATGACATGGAGCGCGCCTACATGTCGTGGCGCGGTATCTTCAAGGAAAAAGACGCGCACACCGTCCTGAGATCAGTTGATCTGCTTTACTTTGACTTGTTCGCGGTTAAGCCGTGGATTAGTAAAAAACAACGTCGAAAGGAGAATCATCATGCCTAATACCACAAACAACACTCAGAACTCCACCAACGCACTGGGCGAAATCACCGCCCTCAAATCGCTGCTCGCTGATAGCGATTACAGCATCCTCAAAACCCTTGAAGGTCTGCTGGCCTGTACCAGCGCCACCGGCATCATTGCCTTTTTGAAGGATGTGACCGCCGACATCAAGGACATTGCGACCAAGCGCGCTGAGTGGCGGGCGCGTATCAACGAGCTCGAAGAGCAGTTTCCTGACCTTGCCAAGGGCGGCAGCTAATACGCCAGTCAGCCGCACAAACGGAGGTGATGAACCGTGCGGCAACTGATTATCTATCGGCGCTTCTTCACGAACGCAGATTGCTATACCCGCGGTACAAAGCAGACCTCAGTCGGGGTACAGGTACATAGCACGGGGGCGAATAACCCGTATTTGAAGCGCTACGTTCAGCCAGATGATGGACGGCTGGGCAAGAACACCAACGGCAACTCGCACAACCGCAAAGGGCTGAACGTGTGCGCATCCGCATACATCGGCAAGCTGGCGGACGGTACGGTGGCGGTCTATCAAACTCTCCCGTGGAACTATCGCTGCTGGCTGTCCGGCAGCGGTACGAACGGAAATGCCAACAAGCTCGGCTACGTTGGTTTTGAAATCTGCGAGGACAACAAAAAGGACGAAGCGTACTTTCAAGCGGCAGTCATGGGTGCGGCAGTCGATCTGACTGCGCACCTGTGTATGCTGTTCGGTACGACCCCGCAAGCCGTCGTTCGCAACTTTTCGCAAGGCGCGGCGCTGGCGGTCATGGATCACCGAGAGCTGAACAGCCGCAAGCTGGCGAGTAATCACGGCGACATCCTGCACTGGTCCCGTCTGTACGGCGTGACGATGGACACGTTCCGTGCCGCCGTTGAGGAGGCTATGCGGGAGGGCGTGAGCGTGACGTACATCGACTGTGACAGCGGCAAAGCTGAAACCGTCGAAGGTCAACCCAACGATAATAAAAGTGAGGTGAATCCCTTGCATCAAGCAAAAGTTACCTGTCCGGGCAGTTATCTCAACATCCGGGCGGCCAAAGGCAAAAACGCAACCGCACTGGGACGGGTAAACCGCGGTGAGACCGTGGACGTGCTGGACGATACGGACGCGGCGTGGTGGCAGGTGTGCCACGGCGGCGTGACCGGCTATGCTATGACGGGCGATAATGGCGAAACCTACCTCACCTGCATCAGCGCAGAGGAAGCGCCGGGAAAAACGGAAGATGACGAAGCTACACGCGGGGACGAAGAAAAAATCGAAATCAGCCGAGCGGAGCTTGAAGCCCTCCACGTCCGCATCGGCGAAATTCTGGGGGTGTAACCGATGGACACAACCATCGTGAACCTGTCCAATTTGGAAACCACCATCCTCTTTGTTCTGGGAGTTTTGGCTGCCCTTGTGGCTGTGGATAAAGGTGTGGAGGCCTTCCGACACCTTTTTCTTCGCTGCCGTTCTATGCAAGAAGCGGGTCAAAACGACCGGCTGAACCGTGTGGAGCGCGTGGAAGCGGCGCATCAAACCCGCCTCGATGCCGGAGACAAAAAGTTTGACAAGCTGTCTGCGGACATGGCACAACTGCTCAAAGTGCAGAACGCACTTTTGATGCACGAGATCACGGGAAACGGCATTGAAAAGCTGAAAACCGTGAAATCGGAACTCGACACCTACCTCGCGACCCGAAATTGAAAGGAGAATAACCTATGAAGAACATGAAGAAACTGTTTACCCCGCTGATGCTGACCCTGTTTCTGGTGCTGGCTGCTGTCCCCGTCATGGCTCTGGCGGAGGGCGAAACCGCCGCCGCAACTCCGACCGAACCGCTGACGTGGGCATACCTTGCCACCATCGCGGGTGCGGCCACCTTCACACTGCTTGTCGTGCAGCTTTTCAAGGTTCCGCTGGACAAGGTTTGGAAGATTCCTACCAGAGTATTTGTGTACATCGTGTGCCTCGCTACCATGCTGCTTGCGACGGCTTTTACCACCGGTCTCACGATTGAGAATGCTGCGCTGGCAGCCCTGAACGCTGTCCTTGCCACCTTTACTGCCATGGGCGAATATGAAATCACCTTTGCCAAACTGAACAAATAACGCTTATGAGCGCCCCGTCGAAATTGGCGGGGCGCGTTTTTTTTGTGCCGTGAAAATGGTAACATTCTCCCCCAAAAAGCGGGAACATTCTCGGAAAAGTGGTAACATTCTATGGGAACAATCTTTTTTATGTTACCAGCGAGCGGGAACATTCAATTTTTTCCAATTCGAGAATGTTCCCGCGAATGTTACCAAGAATGTTACCAGAAAAAATCCTAAAACCCTTGAAAAACAAGGCTTTTTAAGTGAGTGGTAACATTGGAACATTCTTTCTTAATAGACTTTACAAATATGGGCGTTAGGGGCGCGCGCGAAACGCCTATCCGCCTGATCGTGCCCGTCTATACGCGCGCGGGCGCGCGAGAGTTACCAGTAGGCGAATTTTACGATTTGGGAGGCAAGTAACTGATGCTGGAAAAAAGTGTTGAGCGGATGCTGCGCGACGGGATTGAGGCGCGCGTTCCAAAGGCCCGCTGTCTGAAATTCGTGACCCCCGGTTTTACAGGAGTGCCTGACAGGATTATTCTGCTTCCCGGTGCGGAAACGGTGTTCGTAGAGCTGAAACGTCCGGGACAAGTGGAACGGCAGCGGCAGCTTTTCGTACAGGCTGGGTTGCGGAAGCTGGGCTTTAAGGTGTTTTCTGCGGTAGATTCTCCTGAGAAGGTTCAGGAAGTAATTGACTACTGCGGCCGATGCGAAGGAGGCGGCGGGGCATGAAGTTTGTCCCTCATGATTACCAGCGGTACTGTGAGGAGAAGATCATCGAAACGCCAAACATTGCCCTGTTTCTGGATATGGGACTCGGCAAGACGGTGATTACCCTGACCGCCATTTACAAACTGAAATATCATCGGTTCGCCCTGCGGCGTGCGCTGGTGGTGGCGCCGAAAAAGGTAGCAGAAGCAACATGGAGCAATGAAACCGCAAAATGGGATCACCTGTCCGATTTAAGGGTGTCTGTGGTGCTCGGTTCGGCGGCGCGACGAGAGGCCGCTCTGGCGGCGGAAGCGGATGTGTATGTCATCAACCGAGACAATGTGGCGTGGCTGGTGGACTATTACTCTGACCCACACCACAAGGAAAGGACATGGCCGTTTGACTGCGTAGTGCTGGATGAGTCATCCAGTTTCAAAAACCATCAGGCGTTGCGCTTCAAAAAGCTCAAAGTCATGCGTCCCCGGATTCGCCGCATGATTGAGCTAACCGGTACGCCTACCCCGCATGGGCTGACTGACCTGTGGAGTCAAATTTATCTGCTGGACGGCGGCAAGCGGTTAGGGCGCACGGTATCGGTGTACCGCGATATGTTTTTTCTGCCGGACAAGCGTAACGGCGCGACGGTGTGGTCTTATAAGCCCCGTGAAGGGGCGCAGGAGGCAATCTACGGTTTGCTGAGTGACATATGCATCAGCATGAAAGCAAGCGACTATCTGGCCCTTCCAGACTGCATCAGCGAAGAAATCCCCGTGAAGCTGGACGAGAAAGCGCAGGCGGCTTATAGCAGGCTGGAGCGGGATATGCTGCTGGAGGTTGACCCCGAAACGCTCATCACGGCAAATTCGGCGGGCGTGTTGACCAACAAGCTGTTGCAGTTGTGCGATGGCGCGGTATACGACGAGGCGGGCAATGCGACTGTGGTGCATAACTGCAAGATTGAGGCGTTCATGGAGACGGTGGAGCAGCTAAACGGGCAGCGAGCACTTGTGTTCTATAATTTCCAGCACGATAAGGCGCGGCTGCTGGAGGCGCTGGGAAAGACGAAGCTACACGTGAGGGTGTATGAGGGCGCGGCGGATGAGGCGGACTGGAACGCTGGCAAGATTGACATTCTGCTGGCGCATCCCGCGTCTTGTGCCTACGGTCTGAACCTCCAGCGTGGCGGACATCATGTGATTTGGTTCGGGCTGACGTGGAGTCTGGAGCTGTACCAGCAGGCCAACAAGCGCCTCCACCGACAGGGGCAGGAGTATCCCGTAATCATCCACCATTTGATTGTGCAGGGCGGCGTGGATGAGGACGTGATGAAAGCCCTGTCCGGCAAGGAAAAGACGCAGGAGAGCCTCCTGAACGCCCTGCGGGTGCGTTTGGAAAGGGCACGAAAGCCTGCAAAGAAAAAGTCAAGCCCCAAATGGGACTTGCTGCAAGGAAATTTGGCAGAAGGTGGGGAGAAAGAAGTGCAGCACAAA